ACAAAATATTTACCCGATGTATTGAAACAAAACCCAGGTCTGCAAAGCACCTTACAAAAAACTCAGGATTATGAACTTGCCTATTTCTTGGCTAAAAATTCGGATAGTTACCGAAACGAGAAAAAGCAAAGTAAGAAGTCAGCTGACGCGCAACGCATAGTTGAGAATGCCAATAAGGCAGGAAGTTTATCGAGCATGGGCTCTACTTCGCCAATTTCTCAAGCTAAGAGATGGAAGGACATGTCCGATGATGAGTTTAAACAGGCTGTTAGTAGGCATTTGGGATAAATAAACTTAGGAGTCACTTATGACAATGACAACAACAGCAGTGTTGCCTCCAGCGGTTCGGGAATATTACGACAGGCTACTTTTGATGACAGCGTATCCTACGCTAATTCATACAAAATTCGCTTGACCTGTACATCAAATTAGATGTTAAAATGGGCGAAGTAAAATGATTACGAATTCGGGGAAACTCCGCAAAGGACAATCCCGAGCCAAACCGCAATGGAGGGTGTAACGACTATGTTTAGTAATAAACTAGAATTTAAAGGAGCAGTAATTGGAATGTTACTAGGTGATGCCTGTATTCCCAAAGTACAACGTGGATTAAACGCATCTTTGAGAATAGGGCATAGCATTAAACAGAAAGATTATCTAATGCATAAAAAGAAAATCTTATCAATGCTTACAGAATGTAGGATTTACGAGCCAAACATTATTGTAAAAGATAAAGAATATCAAACTATAACATTAGATACAAGAGTACATCCATTTTACACTAAGATTAGAGAGCATTTTTATCATGAAGGTAGAAAGACGGTAGACGAACATGTCTTAAAATGTCTTACTCCTCATGGACTTGCTTTATGGTACCAAGATGACGGTTGTTTAACAAATCACGAAGATTTTTTAACTCCTTTTCTTTGTACACATGGATTTAATAAAGTTGAAGTTGAAATGTTAGCAAGAATGCTACAGAAAAAATTTGGACTTCAATGGAGATTAAGAAAAGATAAGCAATATTATGCACTAAGACTTAGAAGAATGGATAGACAACCTTTCTTTGATTTAATAGCTCCATATATGCATGAAAGCATGATGTATAAAATTAGGTCAGATGGTAAAGAACCTATTTTTAAAGACCATATTATACTTAAATGCAAACAATGTAACAAAGATTTCGAAGTGCCATACAAGTCTCGAAATAGAAAATATTGTTCATGCCTATGTTATCATAATTCTAGAAGTGAAAAACGTGAGTAATCACAGGATTTTATCTTGAACATATAGTCTCCTCTGCATAGTAATATGCAGTACCTACAGAAATGTAGAGTAATAAGATAACGCAGAGACGTATTCTTCCAGAAAAAAATGGGGACACCATTGTTTTTAGAAGATACTCCAAATTAGATACTGTACCTATTCCATTAGTGGATGGTAGAACTCCTCCAGGAGCTCCGCTTTCAGCTACAGATATCAAAGCAAGAGTATCATTTTATGGTAACTTTGTAACCATAACAAACCAAGTACAGCTTACCGTTGAGGACAGGGTTCTCAATGAATCTGCACGCCTATTGTCGCAGAACTTAGCACAAACTATGGACGAAGTAACTAGAGATGTGCTTGCTAGTACAAGCTCAGTTCTACAATGTTCTAATGGTATTAACGGTAACACACCTACAGAGCTTACAAAAGCTGATGTAGACGCTGCTGTTAAGACATTACTTGGAAACGACGCAGAAATGATCAGTGAAGTGGTAACTGGCACTAATGCCTATGCGACAAGCCCCGTTCGCCCAGCATTCTGGGGATATATGGACACTGATTTACTTGATGACTTAGAAGCATGTGCTAACTTTGTTAACTCAAGTAACTACGCGTCACAACAAACTGTTCTAGATGCAGAATGGGGATCTACAGGAAACGTTAGATGGTTATATACATCTGCTGGTTCTGTAAGTTCAGCTGCAACACCAGTCTACAACAATATAATTGTTGGAAAAGAGGCTTATGCCGTTGTTCATCTAAAATCAGAAACAGGAGATTTCTATGTAGAACCTCTTGGATCTGGTGGATCTGCTGACCCACTTCATCAAAGAGGATCAGTAGGCTGGCAACATCCTTTTGTTGCTCGTATCTTGAACGATGCATTTATGTTAAATCTAATGGCAACCCACAGTTAATAGGAGGAGGATTATATGGCACAGATGAAAGTTTGGACATGGACTAATCCTGCAGCTGCGGTTGTTAGGAACGAGTCTATAGGATTTACAGTTGATCAAATCACTGTAACTAACGTAACAGATGGAAAACAGTATTACTGGGATTCATCAATGACTAGTGGTTATTACGTAACAGTTGATACTGGTGCAGTAACTACAAGTAATGGATTTACACCACTTGCACAAAGCACAAGAGTAGGACCAGCTATGTCAGGTTTCACAAATGCTAACCCAGGCGTGATAACAGTTGATAATGTAACTACATTTGGCTTTGCGGCTGGTGACACAATAAAAGTATCAGAATTAGCTGATGATGGAACAGGCGATGCTAGTTTAAACAACACATTTACTGTTGCTTCAGTTACAGCTACAACAATTACTCTTGTTGAAGACACATCAGTAACTGGATACAGCGTTTATGTATCTGGTGGTGTTGTAACGAGAGTTAGTGATACTGATGGAACACCAATAGCTTTAGAAAACCAATCTATCCAAGGAATTACTCTTGGAACAGGTGTGGTTGGCGGTAATAACGATGTTATGACTGCTGTTGCTATCGGTTCAAACGTAGTACTTTAAAGAATTTTACCCCCTAACTCAAGTTTGACTTGGGGGGTAAAACTTAGTGAGATAACCACAAGGGCTGGGTCCTTAGTTTACCCTCCCTTTTAATAACGCGAGGTAGAAATGAGCCAAGTAAAACATCGAGAGCGCCCAATAGACGACCTTCAAAAGCTGCCTATCATAGGTAAGCAGCCAGAGAGCGAAAAGGAAGAAAAATTCCTTCGGGAAGTCTGCGAATTTGAGTTTATGAACATGGAAGAACCTGGTCTGTCACATCATTTTCCTTATGGAAATGCTAAGACAAACCATAATTTTACGCTATTTCATGGAGGAAAGTACAAACTTCCTCGATTTATAGCGCAATGGATAGAGTCAAGAACCACACCTATTTGGGACTGGCGTCCTAATGGAGAAGGTGGAATGACTAAGAAACTTATAGGACAAAACCCACGGTTTCAAATGAGACAGGTATTCGGAGGATAAGATGGCAAACACTTGGACATTATCAGAGATAAGACAGAAAGTTAGACAGGTTACTGGAAGATTTAGTGAAGATGACTTATCGAATACTCAATTAGATGAGTATATCAATAAGTTTTATCTATATACCTTCCCAGCAGAAGTTAAGCTTGAGCAAAAACATGTATTTTATGAGTTTCAAACAAGCGCAAATCAAGCTACATATGCAGTACCAGACACTACATATACTAACTATGAACCACCAGCTACTGTGAACAACTTATCAATGTTATGGTACCAAGATTCAGCTAAATTTGAACAAGAGAATCCTCTCCAATACAATTTTTCAAACCCCTGGACGGGAGACGGAGCTACAGTCACATTTACAACTACTGTAACTGGTTTTCCTATATACCCGTCTACTTTAACTATAACTGATAATGTAGAGTCTTTTGAAGACACCACTACAACTTGGACGACATCAGATGTAACGATTACTGGATCAGAGGCAGGAACCGCGACTATTAACTATGACACTGGTGCAGTATCAGTAACATTTAACGCCGCTCCTGAAGACGGACAGCTAATTTACTTGAATTATGTACTATTTAAAGCTGGAAGACCTGAGGCAATACTATACTTTGGCAACCAATTCCAACTATTCCCAGTACCAGACCAGCTATACATAATCAAAATGGGATCATACAAGATCGTAACAGCTCTTACTAATGCCACAGACACCCCAGATTTAAACGAATGGGGTCCATGTATAGCATATGGTGCCGCAAGAGATATCTTCTCTGATTATGGCGAAAATGATGCATATGCAGAGACAACTGTGCTCTATAAAGAACAAGTTAACTACATATTAACAAGAACAGAGCAAGATTTATTAAACGTAAGGGCAATGCCCAACTTTTAAGGTAAAAGGAGATACTAATGGCATTTGACAAAACGCAGCCCCAGGGCTCGACAAAAATAAGAAACTTAGGGGATGTAATAACTCCTAACTGGGATGCTATAGAAACAGGCGATACAACATTCAAACCACAAGCAATTAATTTAGCTTTTAGTGGTGCAGCTCCAGCTCATTTAGATGATACAGTCAGGTTGTATTCGATTAAAGACGGCAGTGGGATACCACAAGCTTATACAATTGATCAAAATGATGTTATTACAAAGCTATCAGGAGGAAGTCTAACAGCAGCTAGCCCTGGTAAGATGATCTTGCCAAATGGTTTAACTATGATTTGGGGAACGGGAGCGGCAACGGCAGCTTTTGTTGTTAAAAACTTTGATTTAACTGGATTTGCTAATAACTGTTTTCATATTTCTGGAAGCGCTACTGGTGGTACAAAGTCTATTGGATTCAACATTGTAAGCAAAACTCAATACTCAGTTAAATGTGATTCTGCTACATCAAACTATACGTATTTTGCAATAGGTAATTAAATGAATATATCGCCATTTAAAACAGGACTAGACACCGATATGGAGCCATGGTTAGCTCCTGTAGATTCATTCAGTAAATTAGATAATATTCATATTAAACATGGTTATTTACAAAAGAGAGAAGGTACTTCTAAATTTGGTGATTTAATTCCTATGGCGGCTGGTATAGCTATATCAGATATAACACAAGCTAATCCTGGAGTAGTAACAACAGGAGTTCATGGTTATTCAACAGGGGACAAGGTATATATTGATACTGTCACTGGAATGACTGAACTTAATAATAAAATATTTACAATAATAGTTCTATCTCCGACAACTTTTTCAATAGGAGTCGACACATCAGGTTTAACTGCATATATAGGGGCTGGAACATCAGCATTAACAGACGCTACCACAGATAGAGTAATGGGAATTACCCGTTATATTGAAGCATCTGGAGGCAAAACTACATTAGCATTTAATGCAAGACGAGCATACAGATTTAACACAGCTGCTACCCCTCCAGTATTCATTAGACTTGATGCTGCGGATATAGCTAGCGGAGGAGAATACGATTATGTTTGGGCGGCTAATTGGCAATCTGGTGGAGGAACTAATAGACTTTATTTCACTAATGGCAAGACAGGAACTCCTGCAGGTGCTGCTACAGTTGACGGCATTAGGTATTATGATGGGACCACAGATAACCTTAATACAGTCGCATTCAATGCTGTTTTAAGCCCTGTTGCACCAGCAGTTCAAAGGATTTTAGATGGATCGAAACTAATATTTTCTATTGGACAACGATTAATAGTATTACATACATATGAATATAATGCAGGAACTGGAACTACTACAACTTATCCTCAAAGAGCTAGATGGTGCGCAAAACAAAATCCAAGCAAATGGAATGATGTAGTTGCAGGAGGTGGTGGATATACAGACGCTGCAACAGGTGACCAAATAATATCAGCTCGTCAAATACAGAATCAGATAATAGTATTCTTTACCAACTCTGTTTGGTCATTAACACCTACGTCTGATCCAAATAGAGCATTTAAATGGCAAAGAATTAATAATTTTAGAGCATGTGAAGGAAGAATGGCGTCTATCGGTTATGATAGATACGCTACAGCACTCGGAATCAGAGGCATTACAGCTACAGATGGAGTTGAAACTAGAAGAATCGACGATAGAATAAGCGATTTTTGTACTGATGAGATTAACGTAAACGAATTTGATAAGGTATTCTGTGAACGAAGCTACAATGAGAAGAGATGGTGGACGCTATTTAATAAAAAGGACACATCTAGCACTGAAAATGAAGCAGCGCTAATTTATGATGATGATTCGGGCGCATTTTCTACATATAAGATCGATCTAAATTGTCTAGGATATGGCAACTTATCAATAGACTATACTCTTAATGACTTTACCATAGAGAACAACTTAGATAAAGCAATTGATGAATTCAGT